TACCAGAAGATAAACTGGCATTGGTAAACGTAGTAATCGACCCAGCTAAATTCCAACCAAACGTGCCTTGGTTGCCAACAAAACCTTGATTTCCTTGATTGCCCTGGTTTCCTTGTGCGCCTTGGTTTCCTTGGAAGCCTTGTGAACCTTGAACGCCTTGGTTGCCCTGGTTTCCAACAAATCCTTGATTGCCCTGGTTTCCTTGGTTGCCCTGGTTTCCAACAAATCCTTGATTGCCCTGATTTCCTTGTACACCCTGGTTTCCGACAAATCCTTGATTTCCCTGGTTTCCTTGGTTGCCCTGGTTTCCAACAAACCCTTGATTGCCCTGGTTTCCTTGTACGCCTTGTGCGCCCTGAGTTCCTTGTGCGCCCTGAGTTCCTTGTACGCCTTGGTTTCCTGCAAAGCCTTGATTGCCTTGGAATCCTTGAGTGCCTTGGTTTCCTTGGTTGCCCTGATTTCCTTGGTTGCCAACAAATCCTTGGTTTCCTTGTGCGCCCTGAGTTCCTTGGACGCCTTGATTTCCTGCAAAACCTTGGTTGCCTTGGTTGCCCTGATTTCCTTGATTACCTTGAAAACCTTGAGTTCCTTGATTTCCCTGATTGCCTTGTAGTCCCTGATTGCCCTGATTTCCTGTAAAACCTTGGTTGCCTTGATTGCCTTGTCGTCCCTGATTGCCTTGGAATCCTTGTGCGCCCTGAAATCCCTGATTTCCTTGATTTCCTTGATGGCCTTGGTTGCCTTGCCTTCCAATGAAACCTTGGTTGCCCTGCGAGCCTTGAACTCCTTGATTGCCTTGAGAGCCTTGTGGTCCATCTGTATGGAGAATGATCCATGCAGTTCCGTCGTACATATAAGAAACCATACCACCAGCAGCAAGGGTGACGGTATCTGTGATGTTGCCGCCAGTATTGAACGTACAGTTCTGTGAACCCGTAGTCAAAATAAATTGAACAGTAGTACCGGCGATAGCAGGACCATTGATACTCGTTAAAGTACACGCACCAGTGGACACCGTAATCAAATGATAAGAACCAGCAATAGTTAAGCTGGTACTTATATTTGTAAGGTTAATCGTAGAGGCGTCTCTTAGACGTGTTCCTGCGAATTGAAATGATCCTATTTTCATATTATGATAACCTCGCTGTCCATGTACCTGTGATTACTCCGTAGGTCGTCAAATCAATTGCCAAATTGTTTGTATTTGTGCAAGTAATAAAGTCCGGCAAAATTCTCTTGCTGGTGTTGTCGAACACTTCTACGCTCCAATACTGACGACCAGAGTTGTGATTAGCGGTGTAAACTCCTACCGACAGACTTGCATTGGTAAACGTAAAGGAAGTTGAAGTCATCGCAGTACCCTGTGCGCCTTGATTACCCTGATTTCCAACAAAGCCTTGATTTCCCTGATTTCCCAGGTTGCCTTGGAATCCTTGAGTTCCTTGTGCGCCCTGGTTTCCTTGTGCGCCCTGTGTGCCTTGTACGCCCTGATTTCCGACAAATCCTTGATTGCCCTGAGTTCCTTGTACACCTTGATTGCCTGCAAAGCCTTGTGCGCCTTGAGTGCCTTGTACGCCCTGATTTCCGACAAATCCTTGATTGCCCTGAGTTCCTTGTACACCTTGATTACCTGCAAAGCCTTGATTGCCTTGGTTTCCCTGGAAACCTTGTGAGCCTTGGAAGCCTTGCGTACCTTGGTTGCCCTGATTTCCCTGGAAACCTTGGTTGCCTTGTGATCCTTGAACGCCCTGATTACCTTGTGATCCCTGGTTGCCTTGATTTCCAACGAAACCTTGGTTGCCTTGGAAACCTTGTGTTCCTTGGTTGCCCTGATTTCCCTGGCGACCTTGATTTCCTTGGTTTCCTACAAAACCTTGGTTGCCTTGATTTCCTTGTACACCTTGGTTGCCCTGATTTCCTTGTGCTCCTTGAGTTCCTTGTACGCCCTGATTTCCCACTAAACCCTGGTTTCCTTGGAAACCTCTATCGCCCTGAAAACCTTGAAAACCTTGATTTCCTTGATTGCCCTGATTTCCTTGTGATCCTTGATTGCCCTGATTTCCTTGTGATCCTTGATTGCCCTGATTGCCTTGATTTCCTTGATAACCTTGACGACCTGCAACATACCATTTGGTTGCTGTGCTATTGTAAATCAAATAAACACTAACAAATTCAGTCATGACTATCGGAGACAATGTGGCAATATTGCCTGCCGATGTCAAAGTAATCGAAGATGATGTGCCGTTAGCTCGAAGAACCAATAACTGCCCATCTTGGAGAGAAGTATAGTTGATCGTTGTAAGTGTATCTGATGTCCCGACACCACCACTAGGCGTAACGGTATAGTGCGATCCAACCAAGGAGCTAATGATATTGCTGGCAATCGTTGTTGTACCCCAAGAAGGGTTGACAAACGTAGCCGATGTTATTTTACCTGTTTTCATTGTTTATCTTGCTCCTTAGTACACCAAAATCCAAGACCAAGTGCCAGTTACCGTAAAGCCGGTAAAATCAACTGTACACGAGTTGCTGTTGACATATGTGTATTCAGTAGGAATTACCATATTTGTGCCGTTGTCATAAATCTGAATAATCAAAGGAACAGATATGGATAAATTGTGGGTGATCGTCAATACGTTTGCTGTCAAGTTTGCACTCGTAAAAGTGCCAGTCGCCTTCGATAAAAACGCTCCGACGAACCCTTGGTTGCCCTGCGATCCTTGGTTGCCCTGATTGCCTTGTTGCCCCTGTGGCGAACTTCCTTGGAAACCTATATTGCCTTGGTTGCCCTGGTTTCCTTGGTTGCCTTGGAAACCTTGCGTTCCTTGGTTGCCTTGGTTTCCTTGGTTGCCTTGGAAGCCTTGAGTACCTTGGTTGCCTTGGTTTCCTTGGTTGCCTTGGAAGCCTTGAGTACCTTGGTTGCCCTGGTTGCCTTGTGAGCCTTGGAAACCCTGAGTACCTTGGTTGCCCTGATTTCCCTGGTTTCCTACAAAACCTTGGTTTCCTACAAAACCTTGGTTCCCCTGGTTGCCTTGACGACCTTGTGCGCCCTGTACTCCCTGATTACCAACGAAACCTTGATTTCCTTGATTGCCCTGGTTTCCTTGTGCGCCTTGGTTTCCCTGGTTTCCTACAAAACCTTGGTTCCCCTGGTTGCCTTGACGACCTTGTGCGCCCTGGTTTCCTTGTACGCCTTGAGTTCCTTGTACGCCCTGATTTCCTGCAAAACCTTGATGACCTTGATTGCCTTGATTTCCCTGATTACCTTGGAATCCCTGTGTTCCTTGATTACCCTGATTCCCTTGGTATCCTTGTTGTCCTCCTCCAACTTCACCCGGATTCGGACCTTGTGGACCTTGAACGCCTTGATTTCCCTGATTTCCTTGATTTCCCTGATTTCCTTGATTGCCCTGATTTCCTTGCGATCCTTGATTGCCCTGGTTGCCCTGTGGTCCCTGAGAACCGGACTTTCTGTAAACTTCTGTCCAATTTGTACCGTTGTATAATAAACAAGCTGGTCCATCTGCCAGATCATAAGTGGTTGCTGTGCCATTTAGCTTAATGCTGCCACCGGATTCATTGAGCGTAATTGTTCTGGTCGAGCTTGTTCCTCTTTTCAGAATCAAATACTGACCGGCTTCGGCACCTGTGATGCTGGTGATATTGCAAGAACCGCCAGAGCCGCCAACATAAATGAAGACACCATCTTTGAGAGTATTGCCGCCGACTGAATAGCTGGCAATACTAAGCGCAACGGATGCACCAGTGCCAACGTCGTAAACTGTCGAGTCCGAACCGTGGAGAATGTACTCAATGTATTTTGCGTCTATCAGACCGTGGATCATATTTGGCATTCTATTACCTCTTTAACATTGTCGGACTGCCTCGCCCTTTTCACATCTACATAGGTTGTGTGTAGTTGTGTGTAGTTGTGTAGTTGTGTAGTCGTATGTACTACTTGACTGTTCAAAAAGCACAAATTCAAAATTGTATTCATCAACCAATCACAACAATATTCCAGGTTCCTGAAATCGTGCCAAATCCAGTGAAATCAATCTGAAGCTGTGTTGTATTGTGGAGAAATACCTCGCTTGGTATTATTTGTTTATCATTATCGTCGTAAATTGTTACGCTGACGTACTTTTGATTAAGACTATGAGTGACTGACAAAATGCCCGCCGATAAGTCTACATCTGTAAATGTTCGTCTATAGGCGACTGTTGTACTGGCAGAAAGCGTAAGTGCGGTCCAGTCGGCATTGGTTCCTGCCCAGGGTCCAACTTTCAGCGTCCAATACATCTGATCGGATTGAGTGAACACCAACATGCCAAATCGGCGACGATCATCAGGAATGGCATTTCGGGCAGTTAGGTCCGCAACAGAACGTAAGCCATCAATACCGTAGCCCGGATCGGTTACAGCATATGTGTCAGTCGTATCTGTTGGGGCTAAAATGCCCGTTACGCTTACTGAGCCTGGAATCGCTGGCATTACATTTTATCCTTACGCCACTATTATCGAGATGGCCCCGCCAAGAATGTTCTTAGAACGGTAAACACGATAATTAGTCGTTTGACTAAAAGCATTCGTGACAGATACCAGACCGTAAGACAAACTATTGGCTGTATTTGAAAAAAAAGCATCATCTGAACTACTTGCCATAGCCACATTTAAGTTAGTAGCCGCATCTTTAAAGGATGCTGGAGAGCCGAATGAAGTGGGAAAACAAAAGAACTTATAACCGCCTCCGGCATATGCAAAAGTTCCACTGTATCCGCTTGCCAATCCACTATTCGTCAAGGCTTCTATATCAGCCTCGGTGAGAGTAGTGTTTGTACTTGGTCCATAATATCTTTGCCAGAACCATGACACAGTGAATGTCGCCAAGAAATTCACTGAATTGCTGTTGGTGCCTCTAATACTCCATTGATGAGATGCCTGACTCGTCTTTTGAATGGCCGTAGGCAAAGCAATTGCTTCCGTTCCATCATTTGCTGAACCAGACACCAAAGTCACACTATTTGTAACATCTGAAATCAATATTGTATTGACGTTTATATTGCTGGAATTAGTTGTTGCCCATGTAAATGTTTTAGTCCCTGATATAGTGACGCCGACTTCTACACTGGTGGTTTGACCAGACATCGTAAATGAAGAAAAAGCAGGAGATTGATATGGATACAAGAGAGAATCCCACATTTGTTGCATAGTTCGAGAGTTAAATGTTGATCCTGAAGGGATGCCACCAATCGTAGAAGGGGTGGTCGCAGCGTTTGTATAAGAAACGGAAGCATCACTGCCTTGAAAACCTTGATTGCCCTGAAGACCAACATCGCCTTGATTGCCCTGAAGACCAACATCGCCTTGATTGCCCTGAAGACCAACATCGCCTTGATTGCCCTGAAAACCAACATCGCCTTGATTGCCCTGAAAACCAACATCGCCTTGAAAGCCGGTAAGTCCTTGGTTTCCTTGGTTTCCATCAATGCCCGCCAGTCCTTGAAAGCCGGTAAGTCCTTGGTTTCCTTGATTCCCATCAACGCCCGCCAGTCCTTGAAAACCAACATCGCCTTGAAAGCCGGTAAGTCCTTGGTTTCCATCAATGCCCGCCAGTCCTTGAAAACCAACATCGCCTTGAAAGCCGGTAAGTCCTTGGTTTCCATCAATGCCCGCCAGTCCTTGAAAACCAACATCACCTTGAGAGCCAGTAAGTCCTTGGTTTCCTTGGTTTCCTTGGTTTCCATCAATGCCCGCCAGTCCTTGAAAACCAACATCGCCTTGAGAGCCAGTAAGTCCTTGGTTTCCTTGGTTTCCTTGGTTTCCATCAATGCCCGCCAGTCCTTGAGAACCAACATCGCCTTGAGAGCCAGTAAGTCCTTGGTTTCCTTGGTTTCCATCAATGCCCGCCAGTCCTTGAAAACCAACATCACCTTGAGAGCCAGTAAGTCCTTGGTTTCCTTGGTTTCCATCAATGCCCGCCAGTCCTTGAAAACCAACATCACCTTGAGAGCCAGTAAGTCCTTGGTTTCCTTGATTCCCATCAACGCCCGCCAGTCCTTGAAAACCAATGAACCCTTGATTTCCTTGAACTCCTTGAACTCCTGCTAGTCCTTGTGGACCTTGTTCGCCAACAACTCCCTGAAAACCTGCGCCTTGAACTCCTTGAACTCCTGCTAGTCCTTGTGGACCTTGTTCGCCAACAACTCCCTGAAAACCTGCGCCTTGAACTCCTTGATTTCCTTGAACTCCTTGAACTCCTGCTAGTCCTTGTGGACCTTGTTCGCCAACAACTCCCTGAAAACCTGCGCCTTGAACTCCTTGATGTCCCTGAACTCCTGTCGGCCCTTGAACTCCTGTCGGCCCTTGAACTGTCGATCCTTCGCCTTGAGCGCCTTGTGGTCCAATTCGACCTTGCGGTCCTTGACCACCAACTGTTCCAGGCGATCCTTGATGGCCTCGTGGTCCTGGATAGTTTTGTCCAACACGAGAAGAAACCACGAAGTCACGCATGTCTTGTGCGTTAATTAGACCCTGATTATTGTCAATAAACAGGGCTAACAGTTCAGCTTCGGTTCTTATCGTATTTGGCATTTATTTCCCATTAGTTGTATGCTACTCCGTGGCCTTGACTGAACTCTCTGCCCAGACCGTGTTCTTTCACATACTTACATTCAAAATAATCAACACGGTACAGGACTATAAACGGAACCCATGCACCATCTGATTCATTATCAACACAAATTGGGAGTTCCTTCTCTGGAGGGCATTTGAAAACCCAACTTGTATCCATTCCACAATCTGCTAGATACTGTTGTCCAATTTCATACTCTGGCTTACTGCCAGTCAACAAAACTACAGACTTGACAATCTTGCGAGCCACCTTGGTCGGCAAGATCAAGTTTTGCACCTTATCAGAATAAACCACGGGTTTTTCTTCAAAGATCATTGGTTGTATATTTGCCGGTTTCTTAATGACCACCGGCACGTCGCCTATTTTCTTTCTATCATGCTCTTGCTGTTCCACAGCAGAAGATGCCAAATAAGCACCTTCTTTCCAAACCATATCAGGCTTCTTGGGAGTCAACAAAGAATTCTTTTTGGCAACTGTTTTATTAACGGCTCCTGACTCTATTTTTGTTTCCAAAAATACAGTTCTATTTTTGAAGTCTTTCGCCAACTTAGCCCGCTGATGGTCTTGTTGCTTTTTTACAGATGGTGGAACATATCCTCCACGATCAATATTGTTAAATGACATACATGCCTCCTTGATGTAGTGGTATGTATGAAAAACAAGCCCATGAAATGAAAATAGCCCGCTCAAAGAGCGGGCTATTAGCAAAAAAAAAGATCATCTCAGCGTTTCATAACGGCTTTTGCAAATTCTCGAAGAACTTCTTCCCTTCTGGGAATCCCATTGTTGCTTTAGGTCTTCAAGATTGAGTCTTTCAAACTCTTTTCTGCACACACAACAATACACAAGCATAAAAAACCTCCACTACCATTATAGTAGTGGAGGTCATGCGAATTTTAATGGAGCCGAGGGGAGTCGAACCCCTGTGTGGCGATAACAAAATTAAAGCCTCTACACGCTTGTCTCTTTGTTCATTTGTCGGGCTTTCGGGACCACTCCGAGCAAAGGTCCATCAGCCTTATCGACCTATTTTCTCGTCTTCAGGTAAGTCGCCCACCTTCAGACCAGCAAGATTTTGCGGCTGACTTTTGAACGCTACTTGCGGCGCTTTCTCAGTCAGTGCCTAATTGCTTAGGCAGCAAGTGCTGCCGGAGCAGCACTTGGGAACTTAACAGTTTCGCCAGTTAAGGCTTGATCGAATTTTTGAGACGCCTTTCGATCAACGTCTGCGTGCCACTCTAACCTCATCCACCGCCGTCGAAACCGGGACGGCCCCTTGTACCAATTTTTCACAACCAATTCAGTGAAAGCCGAAATCTGGAGATTGGTTAACCAGCGTTTCGATCATTTCACCTTCGGAAGCGGGCCTGTACGCTAAGAAAAGGGCCTTTCGGACCAAGCATCCTTCGGTCAGGTACAATCATTCTACCACTCCGATTCACCTTTGTAAAGCTCATCGGACGTAATTTTGCTGACCAGGAATCTTCAGTCTCGACCATTTCTTCTGATCTGGGTCAGTAACGAAGGCTCCCACGCTTTTGTATCCCGCAGCCCTGACGATCTCATCACCCTGCTTTGGGTCATCAAAACGAGCATTGAACTGCGCAAGTTTCTTGTCGTAGTCCAAAGCGGTGCGATTCAACGAGCCACTGTAGGACTCACTGACCTCTCGCTCTTTCAAAAAATCATCGAACTTTCGGAAACGCATATTCACCATCCTGTTTTACTCTTGCTCTTAATATATACCTTCGAGTTGAGTTTTTATGATCCTCTGAAAGCAAAATACCTTTACCCAACGAAAGAAGTTTGGTGTTAAATACACCAACAGCACACTAGATAAGAAAACGGAGACAATCTTATGGCACACATGAAATTTCAAGAATATTTAGATCGCAACAAGAAGTTGAAAACTTCCAGCACTGTCAAGCAGATTGCCGACTTCGAGGGAAGTATCGAAACCAAACCTGCTAAAGAGAAGAAACACAAAGACGCTGGCGGTAAGGGTCAAGATGGCGAAGTCAAACCTTACAAGGGTGGGACTGACGCTAAAGACCCCAATAAAGGCAAATTGGGCGATGGCTTTGCTCATAAGGGCGATTCTAAACTCAAATACGAACCGGGCTATGGTTGGTATGGTGGAAAAAACGGCGTCAGCAAAGACGAAAACGGTGTCCCTGGTGGCAAAAAACAAGCCACTTGGCCTAAGACCAAAACTCAGGAATGGGTTGATCGCACTAAAGGTATGTCTCTAGCTGAATTCACAAAAACAGTTCGGACAGAAGCGCTCAAGGGTCTTGATGAATGTGCCTGCCAAGAATCTCCTCATAACTCAATCAAAGAAACTATCGCTGTCTGCAAATGCAACCAGAAGTACGTCTCCGCTTTGGTTCGTGAAATGAAGAGAAATGGCTTGTTTGGCAAATTGGTCAAGGAAATGGTCGATCATCCTGAAACCTTCAAGGCTCTAGCCATTCTGATGGAGCGTGATGAAATGTACGCTCGAAGACTCGCCAAGGCTATGAATGAAATGGTTGCTCCTCCAATGGGAGATGAAAATGGTGGCGGCGATATTGGTGGACCGCCAATGCACAAAATGAAGAAAAAGAAGCCAATTCCTCATCCTGGAATGATGGGCATGGACGACGATGATATGGGAATGGGCGATGACGAAGAAATGCCACATCCAGATGACATGCACGACGATGACGACATGGATGATGAAGACATGGGCGACGACATGGGTGATGAAGACGATGATCTAGGCGACGATGATCTAGGACTCGACGATGATGACGACATGGGTGGCGATGACATGGGTGGACCTCCGGCTCCTCCTCACGATAAGATTGGCAAGATTGCTCCTCCAAAAAAGAAGAGCGCACATCACAATCTGATGGCTGCAATGAAGGGTCATCCTGCACTAATGGGCGGCGGGATGTAAGCTGTAAATAACAGACTATAATTAAAGGCAGGTGAGATTTCTCACCTGCCTTTTTTATTGGACAATAGATGATTTACTACCACGACCATCCAGAATATCGTATTGGCGATGAAATTCAAACTACCGCTTTAATCAAATATTTGAATCTCAAAGGACACGATGTCCATTACAAAGACTCAAATCCCTTTGTTTCAGCAATTGAACTATTCCCAGACAACCTAGTGGTTTTTGCCTCAGCAAATCATTTTGAATACCCAATTTTCGAGCCTTACAATATGTGGTTCTGGAACCCGTTGCTGCGAGAAAAGGGCATCTGGACCGATCTCAAGAATCACTACAGAGAAGAAGAAACCGATTTAGATGTAGTGTTCATTCCAGTATTGGCAGTTGGATATAACATAGAACGAGAAATATCCCCAGAGTCCGCTCTTGAAACATTCCAAGAACTATGCGGTCGCCATGAAAAGGTCTGCATGGTTATCGACGCCCGCAAAAAGCACATTATCAACATCGAGCATCCTGGTGTCATCTACAGCAAAAATATCTACGATACGTTCAACTACGTCCGCAGAAGCAAGATATTTCTTGGCACAGACACAGGAACGACTCACTACGCCGGAGGCATCAAGCATCCAAGAATGATACTTGCGATGCCTGATGAAAAACCATTAGCAAAACACAATTGGCACAGAGAAGTAATTGCAGAACAATGCGATGAGCCAGAGATATTGAAAATGGAATACTCATCGCTACCGTGTTGCGATCCAAAGCAATACCAATTCTTTTACATCGAAAATAACCAAGTGCCGCTCAGGAAAGTTCTGGATGCGATAGACAAAATTTAAGCTGCAAACGCATCCTCTGGAGGGAGCGGGTCCATGTTTCTGAACTCAAGAACAATACTTCGACCACCACGAGCTTCGCTCATGAATCGACTGAACAACAGCCCTTCATAGATAGGGTCTACATTCGTGATGCCCAAACAATAACACGTCAATGCGCCCACCGCCGAGCCTCGACCTGGACCGACAGCTTGTGAACCATCACCAAACCCCAGAAGCTCTACACACACCCGTCGTGCTTCATCTGTCATCATCTTTTGAATCAAGAAGTAACTGGAGAAGCCCTTGCGGGTAATGAGACTGTATTCTTCTTTGATGCGATCTGTATATTCTCTGGTTTGTGGCAAACCACGCCACTTGAAGCCACGCATGACGAGTTCTTTGAGAGTTTCATCGGCATCTGGAATGACTGGCAATTTAAGCGAGCGATCAAGCTGAACACCCTTGGCTTTATTGCAGATTTCGACAGTCGTTCGCTTGGCTTCACAGAAAAGCTCATAAGGCACAATATCCTTATAGTCTTTCTCCCACTTGGCATTCAGGTCTTCTTCAGACTTCATCCAAAGGTTGGCGTCCTGAAGCTCAAAGAAGTCTTGCATCTGATCCTGGGCAATAGCACTCTTGATCTCTTCCAGAGTACGTCCCGTTTGAACCATCAACATAAGCCGCTGAAAATGACTGTCTTCTGCTTGGCAGTAGTGACAATTAGAAACTACAGCCATGTTTGCCGTGAATGAATGATCTTCTTTAACTTGAAAATCATGAACATTTCCTTGGTAAACAATTTCATTGACCTCTTGAATTTTAATCAACCAATGTTCATTCTCGTAAGTCCACAAAGAAGAATTGCCTGTATCCTGTGATACACCACAAAGAAAATTGCTTAGCTTTTTCCCGGCGTCGCCAGAATAATTCAAATGCCAACATTGATTCCAATTAACATTTTTTTTCTTATCAACCGATGGAATTGACGGAAATCCCATTGCGTTTAACACAGAAGCTATCTCAAAAATCAATTTCTTGCTTGTGCTGTGAAAAGCAAAAACTCCATTCAAATAACTTCCATCACCAAACTGGTGACAAGCTATAATTTGCTTGAATTGACTTTCACTGAATTTACCAATCCAAGTTCCACTAATATAAGGCAAATGTTTGTTAAGAGCCTTTTTGCCACATATTTTAGATAAAACCCTATTGAATACCTTGCTAGAAAATCTAATGGCAATCCCATTTTCAGAAACAGAATATTGCTTCACTTTGATGCCAAATTTGGAAAAATAAGCAATTAAAAAATCAGCAACATCTTGTTCATGAATAGAAAGAGCAAAACCAACTTGGTACGAATTTGTGTCACTCCAACCTTCAGCAATGTACCATCCTAATACTCGACAAAATTCTTTATCTACAGGAAATAACTTCGGGATTTTAACTGTGGAATTGCCGCTAAATCCTCTTTGGGATAAATAATATCCGTCCTTCTCACGCAAGCCACATCGCAAATTATGTCTATTAGAATATGTTACTTCAGAATACAAATCTTCATCTTCGATGAATTCACTAAGATCAATGTAATCTAAATCTTGATTGGAAAAAAATGAACATTTTGAAAAATCAGGATAAACCAAACAATCGCCTTTTTTTAAATTCGATGTTTTAATCCAATTAAAATCGACCCCTTGTTTTACATAAATTTTGTGATTTCCAGTTGATTGAAAAGAAAAAGTGCCAGCAGTTGCTTTGACTTCAAAAACTCTTTCATCATGATTTAGTTTACGACTGACTTTAACTTCAATAGGACGATATCTATTATTATGTGTAAGAACCATGTCTCCAACATTTAAGTTTTCAATAAGTTGAAAACCTAAATGTGTCCAAATTAAAGTTCCATCGACTAAACAGTCATTGGTGAGGATCAATTTCAAACCATACTTTTCTTTAGCCTTGATAATGAAGGCGTCATATGGTTTTTGTTTTTCAAAATCGAGCAACATGATTTCCAGCAAGTAGTGTTCCTTGCCGAACATCTCAATATATCGCTCGATCATAGCGAAAGCGGCGTCTTCACCGTGTTGGTCAAAAGCCCGTCCAACTTCACTGTTGTAGCAACAAGACGTGAAGAACAGTCCTTCCTTGTACTTCTGAAGCTGTTCGTAGTTGACACGAGGATGACGATAGAATCCCTTGGTCCACGCCCAGGATGATAGACGGACCAGATTCTTATAGCCTATTTCGTTGTAGGCAATAGCCAAAAGATGCGATCCTGCACGGCATTCCTTTTGTTCATCTTCATTTAGATCAGCCATGAACTTCTGCATGTCACCCAGACCGTTGGATTCGGGCTGAAGCCTGTTGACGTACAATTCACAGGCGAAGATGGGAGATAGGGTATCTTTTCCCTTTTTGTCATTCATCTTGTCACAGGCTTTGATTTGACGAGGGATGGCCCCCAACATGCCGTGATCTGAGATGGTCAAAAACTTTTGATTGATGAGTGGCGCACGAGTCGCATATTCCTCAACCATGCCGTAGCCATCGAGGGTGCTGAAATCCGTATGAAGGTGTAAATGTTCAAATCCGCAAATTTCTAGCGTCATATTAACTCCGGGTTGGGTTCTTTGTGTTAAGCAACAGTATAACCAAACCGGAGTCCTATTTCCAGCCTATTATTCATCAGTTTTGTCTTCGACTTCTTGTCCTTTTTTCCAATTCTGGAATTCATCTTCAGCATCCTTGGCTTCCTCTTCAAGAGCCTTGATGTCCACCTGAATTTTGTCATAGAACGCTTTAAGTTCAGACTTCTTTGTCTTCTTGCGTTCATGAATATCTTTGATCTTTGCTGAGAACGCAACGAACTCGTCGGTTAACAGCCAATTCATTTCGTCAGCCATAATATCATTCCTGAATAAAATTGTGGTACTTGATCTCTTTGCCGACTTTCAAAATGTCTGGAGGAATAAACCCCAGCATTTTCGGCTGGCCTTTCCAGCGGTCGTAGTGTAGCCATAGCTCGCAACCTGGATATGTTTCCGAAGACATGAGCTTGGCTGGCCTTGCTTTATTATATGGGTGTTTAGTCATATCGACATCGCCCACTTTTTCCAAAAACTCTTCCCACAAGACGTTGCACATCTGATGGATGATCTTGCCGTTAGCAACTCGAATAACAGAACCATCTTTGGATAATGTGATATACTGAAAATACTCTACCAGTACATCTCTCCCAATAACTGTTTCTGGATGATTGATGCCATAGAAAGGATCACGCATGGCAACAAGAATATCATTCTTCGACACCCTGGCTTTAATGGCACTACGGTATCTTTTGCCGCTCTTGGTCACTTGCCAACAATCTGTTTTCTCTTGGCAATCTTCAAAGAAGCTGCCTGGAACGAGATTATAACCGTGATCGGCATAATTGTCATTTAGGCATCTAATGACCTGTTCTTCTTTTTCTTTACCGTAACTTACACGAGCGCCGGGTGCCTGGGAGTCAATTGTCGTCATGAACATTTCCTTATTTTGTCTAGCGATTCATATCCAGGCTGTCCGAATACGCCGTCTGCTAATCCGTAATAGACAGCTTCTTCTGCACTGAGATTCCAATCGCCAAGTTTGCGTATTTTTTGGTCGATAAATTTAACCACCTGATTTTCGTTCATGTCATTTTGACGAAAAAAAGGACCGTCCACGGCTCTGCCCGCATATAGTCGAAGCATTCTCATGTCGGTCTTTTTGTTCCACGCCGCATTCGATTGAACTGTGGTCGCCACGCCTTCCAAACTCAAAAACCCACGATGAATCATGAACTCACAAGATGGCATCATGACTCGCTTACATGCCGCTTGTAACAGCACACTGCTCATCGAAGATACTTCCCCATAAGCCAAGATATTCACCGAAGACCGAGCCACTAAAATTGCGTCAAAAATAGCCATGCCGTGAATCCAATCACCACCTGGACTATGCAGATGAATCAGGATATTTTCTTCGGCATCCTGATCCAGCAAATTCAAATTCTTGATGAACTGAGTGGCCATCCGATATTCGATGCCACTCTCTTCATCGTGTCCAGAATAATGGCTGTGTAAATAGATTTCACGATTGAATGGATTCAAGTCATAATTATGAACCTGATTCACCAACTCCAGGAAATCAATTGAACTCTTTTTCTTTGCCATCTATTCTCTCAGCGTGTGACAGTGCATATATCGCACAATCTGGATGTTCTTCGACTACTCTGACCTTTATTCCAAGCTCGATCAAGACGAATTGGAGCCTAGACATAAATTCATAAGAACTTTCTTCCTCATATACAGTCAATACTTTTGACTCATCCACGCTTGATGTGCTCCTTACGAGACACAAGCTCCACGTCCTTTGTGCTGTCGGTCCCGTAACAGCAATAAACTTTCTCATTGCCATCTTCATCTTCAGATGCCAGATAGACATCTTCTCCCCACACTGCCCGCAGTGCGGTCAATACATCAAAGACATATGGCTCGTAAATATCACGACCATCAAAGTTGTGCTGAAGGAACATAGCTCCCTTGCCACGATAGTTCGGCTCTGTCAGGCGAATATCCGGCAAGCCGCCATTCAAATGCCTTCGGAGCAGAAGACGCTTGATGTCTTTGAACTCACGATTGTCAATTTTGAATTCACCATTCGGGAAGTGTTTCCAGTGGAAGTATTCTTGTTCACGGCAAAAGTCTTCAGTAAAGAACTCATGGAGCAAAGTGAAGTCGTCGTAATATTTGCGAACCTCGAAAATCTTCTCTTTACCCAATCCGGCTTTCGTATCCCACTTTTCTTTGATTCGGATGTCGGTACATTCATCCCATTCAGGTCCGAACTGTCCCTTGTCCCAGCGGCTACGAATATCCCTAAGCAGGTAATATCCCAGCTTATATGGGTTCATAGAATACTTGCCGCCCAATACACCCATCTTGTGATCGGCGTATTCGATAATGCCGCAATCGTGACTCTTCTGTCCAAGTGCTACGAAACCCTGCTCGGCCATAATCACCGAGTCAGTCATCGACGCCCATCCTTCATTTATGGTCTTGGTCTGACGTTGCGGGAAGAAGTAAATTGCTTCTTCATATAACATCGACACAATATCGGCCTGCCACGGTTTCAGTGGTGCGTTATCTCTTAAATAAGCAAGGATGTTTTTGGTAGGCTCCTTAAAGACGCCAATTTCATCAGCGACATCTTGCTTAGAGATACGCTCGTTTTCTCGATCACGGAAATCCTTTGTGTTTAAGAAAGGCTCCATGTACATACGGTCTTTGTTTACCGTCAATCGTCTTGGATGACGGTATGTTCTCTCGTCCCGAATGTTCTTTTCAGAAACGACTCGATCAGTCCAGGCTTCTGCTCCGTCGATCAAAGTTTCAAGCCTCATAACCCAATCCAAAAACTCAATAACACGTTCCTTGCCCCAACGAGCCATGTACTTACGAATGCGAGTGCCGTGATTGGCCATCTTATTCAGCATGTTCGTATCGGTAGCGCTGAAGTGAATATTGTTCTTGAAAAAGTCATTGTGTCCTGTAGCGTGGGCAACAACGGTCAAGTGATCGAGCAGAGTATTGGAACTGAGATTGTAGATGTAGCACGGGTTGGTATTGATTACCATCTCGTAAATCTTGTGCATCCCAAACTCATATCCTCGCTGAAGTTCTTCATATTCCATACCGAAAGACCAGTGCGGGAAACGCACAGGAAAACCACCATAGGCGGCAATTTCACTGATCTCGTCGTAAGTCAACAACTGAACTACAGTTGGATAGAAGTCCAGACCCCAATCTCGGCAAGCCTGAAGAATCTTTGGAATATACATCTTCAGTTCTGGCGACAATTGCACGCCAGGAACCGTATTGTTGCCAAGTAGCATTGGCGCACCGTGCATGAATCCCATTATGCTTCCTCTCTAATTGTGGCTGGATTGCCGAGCAACTTTTTGATCGCATCCATGATTTGCTCGTTCCGTTCGTCTTCGCTCAAAGTTGGTGGACTGTAATATCCTGCTGTCGATTTACCTTCAGTCGTCGGCCCGATAGAAACAGTTCTTACATATTCCTTGTCGAGACGACCAGCTTTGATTGCCTCGTCAACCTGATGTTTTACCGACCCATCATAAGTATATGACAATATCTGGGTGATGCCGGTGAAGTTCACCACTTCAGGAGTGAACTCGTCCTGAAGAGTCTTGATGAAAGTCTCATTATCATCACCCCAATTTTCACCGTCAGTAAAGTAAAACACATAAATGTTCCACTTGTTCGGCGGGTAACGATTCTCAAACTGTTTGGTGATGAATTTCAATGCTGAGGAGCATGTGGTGCCGCCACCAAACCGATACTTATAGAATTTTTCTTCATCGACTTCCATAGCCATCGAGTCGTGCCACACATACAGACGATCAACTCGGTCATAAAAGCGACGAATCCAAGTATCAATCCACCAAGACATATCACTGATAATATCGCACTTGGCGTCGTCCATGCTGCCAGAGCCGTCACGAGCAAAGATCACCAACGCATTGCTGGATGGAATCTTAATCTCATTGAACTGACGGTATCGCTTGTCTTCTTTGATGGGCTGCAATACTCTCACCGGGTCAGGAAGACCAGGAACATACTTGAGATTATTGAGAGTGCCTTCAGCAGCCTGACGCTTGAGAGTCTGCATCAGCGTGCGTCTATTGTGACGTAAAGATTCAGGTCCAATCAACGAAATGTTGTTGTATTTAATCTTGATTTCGTCATAGATTTCGTTTGGCTTCTTCTTCAGGTTCGGAAGTTGAAGTTCTTCCTTCATGAACTTGAGAACTTCTTCAAGGTCCAGGTTAATGGTGATGCCTTCGGTTTCGCCTTCTCCAGCCCCATTGCCTTTTCCTGGCTTTGGATCACGACCAATAACGTCACCATCTTTTCCAGGTCCACGACCAACACCATCATCGCTACTGCCATAAACAATATGCGGGATGTCGATCTTAGGAATGGTGATTGCTATCTTGCCATTTTTACCACGATTTCGGACGATCTGGCCGCTCTTGATGAACTTCTTCAAAGCTCTCCGAATACGGCCAGATACTACATCTCTGAAATCTTTGTGGTCTTCTTCAATTCTGCGTGGCATTTATCCCTCCAAGATTCGGATAGACTTGTTCGGGTAATTATTTGTTACCGTAATTGAAGTCTCTGATCTGGATCAGGACTTCATCTTTTTGTTCTTCGGACAACGTGTCCGGGTCAGCATTAGAAAACTGCCGAATGATAGTTTCCCGACTGGCCCGCCGATTAACCAAGAAGCGTCGTTCCTCTTCGGCTGTGATTTCTTTAATCTCAAGCTGTTGCATACTGAATCCTTTAGGGTGCGATCAGTTCTACGCCGAATGACATATCGTCTGGGTCAGTCATGAAATCTCGAACAAGCATATTCATCAAGAAGTCTATTTGTTCATCATTGAGAGAAGCAAACAAGTCACCCAAGGTGCCATCTTCGCCCCATACTTCAAGACCGATTTCGTCTATCTCTTTGAACAATTGTTTTTTCTTGGCGCAATCAAGCCAATGGTTATTCATGAGATCGTCCAATAAAACTCTTAAACGCTTCGTATATTTTCAAATCGTTCTTGACCAAACGTCCTTCAATATAAAAACCATCCTTATTCATTGCTATCATTTCTTTGCCATCGATGATAAACTTTATGTTGCCAGCGATACCAAAATTGTCGCTATCTTTGTTTCTCTTTGATTCTAGCCAATGATTATTCATGAGATTGCCTAAAAATTAAATGAGTTAAAAATGAAATGAGAGAAGGGGATGGACTCTTGTGAATCCATCCCATTAAACCCTCAGACGAGATTAGTCATCTTCGGCCAAATCGCCACGGGCGAAGATGCCGCCCACGAAGTCCAGAACATCAGTTGCCGACCGCTCGTTATACCCGTATTGCTTGATGAGCCGGGTCTTGATAGCGTCGATCTTTTCCTGAATGTCCTTATCCACAACTGTTGCACCACTGACGTTCAAGGCACTCAGCTTGATGGTGTCCTTAACGTCCTCGAACAGCTTGGCTTCGAGAGCCTTGCGGAGCTTAGGATTGCTGTCCCAGCGGAACTGCTTGCCCTTGTGAGCCAAATCACCGATGAACGCTGCGATCTGACGGCGGAAGTCTTCACAGCCCGTATCCGGGATTTGAATCTTCTCTTCAATCTGTCGCATCAGTCGCTCATCCGGCTTGCGGTCTTGACCCGTGATTGGGTCTTTCATCTTCGACTTATTGATGAATGCCATCACGTTGTCGATATAGTTCGTGCAAAGCCGAATGATTGCGTCTTCGTCGCCCACAAGAGCCTTCTGTACCTCAGCCTTCAAGATTTCGGTCAGCTTCTTGAGAGCCAAGTCGATGCAGGAGATGTAACGACCGACCTGTTCCTTGTTGGACAATAGAGAAGAATGTTCCAGCCCATCCCGGAGTTCATTCAACACCATGAACATATTCACATAGTCATGGTTATTGGCCAAGCAATTGGAAATCTTATCCTGAAGGTATCGCACGGACACACCGCCCTGCATACCCTCATCAGGATACTTATCCTTCATTTCCTTGACGGCATCTTCTGTCCAACCAGCCAATAGCTTGTTGTCATACAGTTCGGCCTTCTCGATCAAAGAAATTTTGCCATCCTTGTCGTCGGCCAAACGGGTCAATACACTCCACAGAGCAGCAATTTCCAATGTGTGAGGAGCAATATGCTGCTTCACCTTGCCAGGACCATAATCCTTCTCCAAAATGCGGAGTTCTTCAGACCACTTGAGGGTGTAAGGAACGTCGATCTTGGTGGTACGGTCACGGAATGCTTCCATGTACTGATTACTCTTGAGTTTCTGGAATTCTGGGTCGTTTGTGTGAGCTATGATCGCTTCATCAATACTGACCTGAGAGAACTTCTTCGGCTTGATGCTTTGCTCTTGCGAGGCACCCAAGAGGTCGTACAAGAACGCAGTATCGAGCTTCAGGGCTTCGATAAACTCGATGATGCCACGATTTCCGACACAGAATTCACCATCAAAGGAGAAGGCTCGTGGATCGGAGTCGGAACCAAAGTTGCCGATCTGACGGAAGTTGATGTCACCAGTAAGTTCGGTGCTGTCCTGATTCTTCTCGTCCTTCGGCTGGAAGGTTGCAATACCGCAACGATCCGCTTCGCTGTAGACCTTACGAACAACCCTGATGTGCTTCTCAAGCACTTGCTCCAGGTCGCCATCATACTTCTTCAAGAAATAAGTCATGAACTTATTACACAGCGGATTCAACTCATCTGCACAACGCAGCGTATAAAGGTCTTGCTGCCGTTCTTCAGGAGAAATCTCCTCAAAAATACGATTCAATTCATCAATAATAGGTTGACGAACTTCGACTGGAAGCAACTTGAGAGGCTGCTCGTGCATCGGGCAAGGACATTCTGCTTCTGTGTACACACCATCTACACCAGTTGGTAGATTGACCCACTTGTAGGAGTACCATGCTCCTTGGTCTGTGCGGGAGAACTTCTCCATGCTTCGCTTGAGCAAGCGACACAGCGTTGACTTCGAGCTACCAACAGGACCGTGCAGCAAAAGAATACGGCGTTCTGTTCCGTAGCCACCAGCGGCTCCCTTGATGAACTTGACCAGGGCGTCCTTCATTGGCGTTAAACCAATGATTGGATAATCTGGATCATCGAAGAAGTAATAGTTGGTATAGGTTTTTCGGTACTCTTCAGTCGTACCGGAACCCTTCTCCATAATCATGTCATAAAGTGTCTGCCAAGCGTTGCGAAGCAGAAACGGCTGCTTGTAACAAAGCTCCAGATACTCCCCGAAAGTCATTTCGGCGTGCAACGCACGGAATTGATTTCGGTTAAAGTTGCCAATTGCTTTCTTCAGGGTTGTTGTCATTTTTCCTCCAAGGAGCATATATCCGGTACGAGCAAGATGGAATATAGCCGCTGAATATTTCTCGTTCAAGACCCAAAATACTAATCTTGAAAAATGTTCAAGATATTCAACAGGTGTCTTCTTGGATTATAAGAGAGGATATGACAAAGAAAAAGTCCAGGACGATAATCCTGGACTTTTTCTTTTCTTTTTATTTCGCTTCGCCCCACGAGTCATTGCTTTCAAGGTCGTTTATTGAGTTGTATGGTTCGGCATTGCCACCATGTTCCTCTGCTGCTTGTCTTTCAGCAATAACCTTGGGCAAATTATGGTGGAACCGATAGTCATGTCCCGACGATGAACTATTCCAACGGTCAGTACCTTCAGGATTTGAAAACATAAAACTACAAGCTGAAACCAGCTTTTCTTTACGCTTACATCCACAATCAGGACACTGAACCCCTTTGTATTTATTGGTTTCATCGTAGGGGACCAACTCTTCGTACACCTTCTTGCACTTCTTGCATTCAAAATCGTAACGTGGCATTATTCTTCCTCTAGCTTTCTAAGTTGCTTGTAAGTCGCATCTATCATTTTTAATTTAGTAGTATGTCGGCAAAACCGCCACCAAATTGATTTTTCACAGGCACGAATGGCAGTTCTAAGAATACGGTGATTCAAGTCACGATGGACAAACCGAATTTGCAATTGTTGAATTGCCCTTTCTTCTTCCATGATGGCTTTGTATTGCTCATCGCTGAGGTCGCCTTCGCCTTCTTCACTAAAGAATTTGTCTACGTCCTCACGATATTCTTCGTTGTCGTCGTAATTGAACCTTCTCATATTATCCTCTTGATACGGTTAAAAATAAGGGAGTTGCTGCGCTCCAAAGCCGCCCAATCCTCAGTTCGTTAGCCGTTAAATCGCCTTGGCTATACTTAACACCAAACAAAAAGGGGCTACTCATCTTATTTATCCATGAGGATGTAACAAACTTACCCCAGCCATTTGAATATGTCACGAAAGGACACGAACGAGCCTCTTTGCAATCACAAGATAGCTCCGCATCTAGCTTCCCTATTTCAGAGAGTGATTCTGGTGAAAATCCCGCCTCATCAAAATCTCTCACACAAAGAGAATCTGGTGATACGACCAACAGTGGTTTGGATACACCGTAATCGAGTGCGGCTTGAATTTGGCCCGCTTCGTCAGATTCTTTGTGAAGGATAAAGGGAATTTTACATTTGCGGGTCCAAATAAATAGATCGTGCTTCATCAACCTGCGGTGAGATGCAACGAAAACCTTCGCATCGGGTAGATTTTTGGTTAGTGAATACCAACACAAAAAAGACATCCAATTATGGTGCGGCAGATAATCGCAAGCGATCAAAATATTCAGACCGTCTCCGGTCGATGATATTGTCATGCCATAATAGAGTTAACGACTCGCACGCTTCATCACAATCCCTTAACTGGTTTTCCATTTCTTGGGACTGGATGGATGGTATTGACATTTAGGCCCGTAAAAATCGGCTTGGCTGGTTTAGCTGGATTCACAACACTAAACATCTTGCCGGGAGAATGTCCCGTACCCATGCCGTAGAGCTTTACACGCTTCTCTTGCTCGTTCAAATATTGAAGGAATGTCATCATACTACACTATGTATGATGTTCAGCCAAAATTGATTGCTGAGGAGTAAATAGAAATATGAAGACATTCAAAGAATTCGCAGCAGAACGAGATAGAGCGTTTGATGAATCATCGCCCTCAATCAGCAACAAAATAGCCGATGTTGGGAATATGGTTGCAAAAAAGAACCCTAAAGTTCTTCCTGGATTGACTCCAGTGCCAGTGATTAAGCAAGCCCTAACACAAGATGCCAATGTAGAAAAACTGGTCCAGAAAGACCCAACTGCTGCTGGCGCTGTAGGTGCTTACCTCGGTGGTCCAGATGCCGCAAAACAACTTGGCGCACGTTAAGACCATTTTTCTTCATCGCCAATCCAATGATGAAGCATCCACCTGCCAGCGGTAGAAAAATACTTACGATCAATGCGAATCAAACCAGCATGGATTTTACGATGACACAAGCTACATACGGTGATCGTATTAAAGTCCGTATACTTTCCGCCCTGCGATCCTTCGATGATACGGTGAACGTCTAAGAGGTCGTAAGTATCACACGGACAAAAGTAACACTTGCCGTCGCAATGTTTCTTTGCAATCTTGTTTATCGTCAGTTTTCGCCGTGCCATATTTCCTCCATAGAATCATATCTACTGAAGGATAAACATCAACTTAGGAGTATTACCCATGAAGTGTTTTATTGGAGCGTTTCTTGGATCGCTGGCTGGTATATTAGCCGCTGGCTTGATCTGTCTTGGTCTTGGTTTCCCTTGTAAAAAGCACGAATGCAAGTCTTGTGATTGCGGGCGTGCCTGCACATCTTGTGATTGCGGGTGTCTTTGTTGCAAGGACTGCTGCTGCAAATGTGATGGCAAGTGCTGTGATAAATGCAAGTGCGGCGTCAGATGTGCCTGCGGAGCCGAAGGTTGCAATTGTCTTGAATGCAACTGTGGTCCCGATAAAAAGTGCTGCGATGCCCGCACCTGTGCAAAATGTGATAAGTAACTTTGCACTTACTCGGCTAATCATCTTTTGTTAAAGACTCAGATTCAATCTGGGTCTTTATTTTTTTAAATAGATTGGTTGTGGATAGGCCAGCAATCATTGGAACAGTCACTACTTCGTTCACTATTCCGTAACCAACAATATCTTCTTTTTTATATTCACCGCCTTTTACCAATACATCTGGCTTAATTCGCTTGATAATTTCCAAAGGCGTTGGTTCACCAAATGGGATGACAAAATCTACAAATTCCAATCCAGCTAAAAGTCGCATACGATCATCGAGAGAAACAAATGGGCGTCCTGGCTTGAACTTGGCGACACTTTCATCTGTGTTCACAGCAACAACCAACTTATCGCCCAAACTTCATACATATCGAAGCGTTTCCAAATGACCCGCATGAAGAATATCGAAACAGCCATTCGTGAATACCAGTTTGTATTTTCTATTTTGAAATACCAATTCTGGATGTGTGTCAATAATTTTACCTGCGGTCGGGTCAAATATATGCAAAATATCGCTTCGATATAATGGCTTGTTGTGTCTATTCTTAACGTACAACGATCCTGCACGCCAAGCAATCTCCGCAGCTTCTCGAATTTTTATCTTGTAGCCTAATGACATGGCCAAAAATGCAGTAAAGCAATCGCCAGCACCAATTACCGATTCGGCTGGTAGGAGTGCTTGAGTTGGACGAATCTCGTAGGTGCCAAGATCATCAAATACAGTAACGCCCTGTCCTGCTTGAGTGATTATTACAGCCTTACAATTAAGCCTATTCAATAAATAGGCTCCAGCCTCATTGACGTTGCTGCAACCGGACAATGAAAGTGCTTCTTCTTTATTTGGCTTGAAAATAGTACAACCTCGCCAACGATCCAAATCTCCAGATTTAGGATCAACAATGGTGATTGGACACTCAGGAATCAATAAATCTGTATATTTAGAAAATACACCTTTGTCATAATCTGAAAATATTAGAACATCAAAATGATCCGCTGTCTGTTGCGCCTTCTCGTAAAGCTCAAAGCATTTCTTATCTAAATCAGACCCCAACCCATAGTGTGGCTCCTCTACGTCCCACCTATAGGTGGGAAAATCATCACTATAAAATCTACGTTTTCGAGGAATACGAGTGAGTATATTCACGCACATGGCAGTATTGATTCCTTTTATCCTCAAAGCTGTATCTGCCGACTCATCAGTAAAGGAAATCAAATTGACATTGGCATTAAAGTTTTTGAATTGATAAACGACGTTTGCTGCACCACCTGGAAAGTCCTGGGATTTATCCGTGTTGGAGTGCATGACGGGAATGGGAAATTCCGGGGAAATCTTTTTGACTCGTACATTGAAATACTCATCGATCATGGCGTCCCCAATAACGCCAACTTTCACTGCTGGACTAATCGCTTCTAACTTCAAGAATTTTTCTAATATGCTCATAACATAAGTAAGTATGTCAACAAAAAAAGCCCACAACTTTGTTGTGGGCTTTCAAGGCTTCAAAAAATCAAGGTTTCAAGACTTCAATAAATCCCAATTTAATTGCCTTATCCATCCATTCTGCTTGTTCACGTTTGTTATCTGAGTCAATTTGAAAAAATTGAACACATCCTTCAGCAGCAACTTCCGCAGGTTGAACAGAAAGTGATTTTTTCAATGCTTCGATTTCTAATCTGGTGAGCTTAATCGCACCACGATGATCGTGATAGTCATTCCAGGCTTCTACCGTAACAGGAACTATTGGCTCGATCAATTCGAGCATTGCATCAGCGAATACTCGAATTTCCATCTGAGCGTGCTTATCGCATCGCAAAGCAAGGAAATGAAACAGATTGTGAAGGTCAATTTTCCAATACCACTCGGTATAGTTGTTAACTGGCAAAATCATTCTTGCTTCCTCACGAGCCACGCCTTTTTCGATGTACTCCTGATAAGTAGCATAGGCATTGTCACACGTTTCATTAAGAACATCCAGGAAACCCTGGGCATCCATCGTAGACATTTGCTGATCGCCGCCCTGCTTATTCGTCTTGGACTGCTGCCGGATATTGTCTATATCAGGAATGTAAAATTCATCCTTCATGACCGAATATCTACCACTATATTCGTTGGTTGAACTCATCCGATGTCGAATCCACTGTCTGGCAACAAAAATTGGCATCTTTGCATGGAACTTGAATTCCACCATTTCTATTGGCGTCGTGTGAGAGTGGCGAAGTAAATATCTAATAAGCCCACGATCTTCATTGACGGTTTTTGTGCCGTTTCCATAGGAGACTCTTGCCGCCTGAACAATGGCAAAATCTGCCGTTTTAGTTTCTTCTGGAACTAGACGGGGCATTACATCCACAAGTTCAACAAAACCTTTATCCAGACACTTAATCATTCGGTCAGGAATATTGTTCATCACATCATACATCTGTATTATCTTTCAAGTAGTATTGACCAGTGAAAATCCATAAAAATCTAAATTAGGCAGCGTCTTCAACAAATCTAAATTTGCCAAAACTATGTCTTCATGTTTTGTCTTGTTTGATTTTGCCATTTATGCCCTTTGATAGTATTTTGCGAAATATCTTCATGCGTTCAACTTTAGAGACTTGCGGCAGGTGATGAATGAAAGAAAAGCTGAAATATTCTTCCGAATTAAAATCGACAGCAGGAATTTCTTTGATCTTTTCTTCGGGATAAACTTGCAGTTCCAGCAAGTGAATGATGGCTCGTTGCTCCCACCAACCATCATTGATGAATTGATCGTGCTGCCAAACGAGGTTGAGGAAATCCTTATTCAATTGCGTGTTTCGCATCATGAATACGCCACTGTTCATTGCGGCCCAATTGCAGGCGAAATAGAAGTCCTTCCCATCTTCCGCAATGTCTTCTAGCCTGAATTTATTATTGACAACTATGGCGTCGGTGTCAATCCAAAGTACGAATTCCACGCCGGTTTCAAATGCCTTCAAAACTTCTTTGATCTTATACCAAGCTGCTGGTCGTTCTTTTTCAACAATTCGATGGACATAACAATCATAGCCGTGTAAGTCACAATAAGCAGTGATGGTAGGACTGGTAAGCTCCTGGAGGTCGGCATAGCCTTCGTCGCAAGCTGTGACCACTGCGAACTTCATACTCATCTCCAAATGAAAACAGCCCCTAGAAAGGAAGCTGTGGTGTTTTTCTGGTAATCTCCTCGAAGCCATCGACTTACTGTGTAGACTTCATTCGGCGTTCCAGGGGCCGCTGGTGGTGTGTCACCAAGTTAGATCACTGAATCGCCGATTTCTGCTCTGCATAATATCGAATCGAGACAGCATCATACCTAGACCATTATTTGTGGTCAAGATCGTCCTGTTTTTTGTGTTTCTTGTGTTTTTTCTTGTGATCTTCGTCACGGAAGCCGATCATATCTACTGGTTCTCTTTGAACCATGCCAATACCAACAGGGCGGGAAAATACGGCGACGGCGTTACTGCCAGTCCCGACTTCTTGTAATTGCAACCAATCTCTGAATTTCATATTTCTCCTTTTTACATTGGGGCTGGTGCTGCTCCTGGCATTCCACCACCCATGCCGCCCATTGGGTCGGCTCCCATGCCACCGCCCGCTCCTTGGGCTGCTGGCGTCCAACCTGTGGTCAGAAACTTAATGAGTTCTTGACGACCCAGGTGATAACGGTTGGTGTCTTCGTATTTAGATTTATTCAACTTATTCCCTGAGAGATAACTACGATTTCCCTTCTGGGGTTTCAATCGTATGTCTGCTCCTCTTGGCGTGAGCGATCCCTTGACTATTTCCCATGCCGACAGCTTGTACAGAACTTCTTTATTGGGAGTTCCCAATCCAAAGTGGGATGAAACCCAAGGTTCGTCCTCGAATATCCTTGTCAGGTCTTTCCATTCAATTCCCTGTTCGTCGCCCAAGGCACCGAAATAATCTTCAGTTCCTTTATCTTCATCCCCTGAACCCATAGCAACACTACGAGACTTATCTGGAGTTGGGTCCATGTCTTCAAGTACAAACTTTCGGAAGCCGTGTAAAGTGCGTGTCATATTCGTATATATCAACCGGGGGAACTAAATGAGCAATAACTATTTCAATACTCCATCACCGGGCTTTTCACAATTCCGGGAGCTTATGGATTTATGGGACAAAAACTTAGTTTTACAAGAAGCTGAGAAATCAATTCATGATCTAATGGATCGCCACGGAATGATTCTATTCTTCAAAAAAGGCGACGATTTATTCGGCGCACCAGAAGAAAGTCGCTTGGTTTTCGCCAAGCTCAAAAACGACGAACCCGAAGATGATGATCCAATGATGCCTGGATTTCGGGATGAGGCCAAATTTATCGGCATCAATCTATTGAAATCCATGTTCGGTTCCCCCGAAGACTCAGTTGAAAATATGTTTGGCAATGCGGATATTCCCAATATTCATGTGTGCGACAGAGACGACGTAGTAAAAATAATCATGCACCATAATCCTAAGCAGCCGAAGAAAAAGGAAAAAAATGCCACTGCCGTTTCCAAAAGACGATCATAAGAGAAAATTTCAATGTTTCGTGTGTGGCAAAGGCTATACCGACTTTGAAGAATACAAGAAGCACATTATAGAGTCGCACGAAGAAGGTCGTGAGTTTGTAATTTGCCCTCTTGGTCGTTGCGGTGCGCCTGTTAGGGATTTGAGAAGCCACTTTAAGGCCAAACACCCATCTGAAGCACAAATACCCAAGGTTGGCCAAATGAAAGCAATGATCTGGAAAGATCAAAGCAATAAGAAAGACGGCAAGCTAAAGCAAAGAAAGCCTAAATTCAGAGAAGGCTATCTGATTTCCACTAAGAATGGTGGAAAAGAAATGCACTATCGCAGCGGCATGGAATGCGATGTGTACGAATACCTTGAAGCCATGCCCGAAGTTATTTCATACGCCGTAGAACCATTCAAAGTTCAATATAGCTTTGAAGGCGACGTTCACGATTACAACCCGGACTTGAGTATTCTTTTCGATGATGGACATATCGAAATATGGGAAATCAAGCCTGCAAATCAAACTCATTTGCCGAGGAATACTGCAAAATGGACAGCCTGCAACCAACACTGCCAATCGAGGGGATACACGTTTATGGTGTTAACAGAAGTGGGAATGGGCAAACTCAAACAAAAGATCAAGAACCAAAACCAAAAACCCTTGAGCGAATAGAAGTCCTAGTCGCCGACCACGATCCTGTATGAATCCGAATCCTCATGATGAGTCGAGAACTCATACATTAGAGAATCCTCTTCAGCAATCATCTGATGGCGAAGCCCAGGTGTGACGTGGAATGCCATTCCTGGTTCCATAACCAGGACCGTTGCAGCATCAAAATCATCGTCATCGCCATACTTCATAATGATCTTACCACTATATAAAAAAAGGACTTCATCCTTAATTTTGTGATAGTGGTAAGAACATTTCTTGCCTTTTTCAAAGGCTAGAATTTTCCCACAATAATTGTCATCGTTCCAAATCCAATCTTCGGAACCCCAACCTTTTTTAACATTCACCCGGTCGCCCGGACTTGTGACTCTGTTCATATTTTCTCTCAATGATTGGAACCAGTAATCGGTCCACTTTGGAATACAAATCTTCCAAAGCCCCGTCATTGATAAGATAGTAATCGTAATACTTCATTCCTTCGGGAACTGCCTTTTCTCCGAAAGCAAGAACCAGAGTTTGATAGGATGGAATGGGGCCTTCTTCCAAGTGATTGGCACAGAACTCTACGATAGGTTTAATCTGAGCCTCAGAAGGATTAGGATCATCATTCAAGAAGCCAGGACGATACAAAACAACCATAAATCCGTCTTTGGTTTTTACAGCCTTAGCTTCATTTATGTACCGGCTGTCGGAAATAACCAGTTTCTTACTCTCGTCTCGTAGGGCAATTTCAATCCAGATGCCGTCTCTAATCTTGCGAAATCCATCTCCAATAAATTGGAGACTTTTTCTCACGCTCTGTAGCATGTCTGGAGGAGATTCAGGGTTTCTCTTCCATTTTTCAGTGAAATCCCGATCAACGCCGAAACTACTTTCAAAGACATCCTTAACGGCATTTGCAAATGCACTACGATGCCAACGATTGGGATCATTCTCGGCATATGATCTATTGAGAACCTTCACCAAATAGTCACAAAGAACGTCTTTGCCGTTGGCAAGTTGAGCAGCGACACCTAATACCTGCATAGTCGGCCTCCATTTAGAGCAGTTGTTACTGTAATAAGGTAAGCCGAATTATATCTCAAGGCCCTTCATCAAGGAATATGAAAATGGCAAAGAAAAAACAAGTGGAACCGATATGCAGAAATTGTATGCTATACAATAACCAAAAAGGCGAATGTAAAGTAGCGATTCTAGTAGAAGGCACGGAATATCACATGCCAGTGTTTCCAAAAGATAAGTGCCACATGGATGAACTCAACATACCTGTCGAACAGGTGCGTTGGTGGGTCGAGGATGACGATGGCAAACCAACAAAAGGCAATGGCACTGTAAAAATGGAATATCCTACGGGATTTTTTGGCAAAGAATAAATGGCATGTAATCCTCCATATTGCTTGGGAACTGGCAGCTATTGCGGCTGCAACTGCAAGTGTTGCCCACCATGTCCATGCTACACAAGCTGGACCTATGTGTATTTGTGTGGAACAAGCTCAAGTGTTTATCCGCCCGGATGTGATTGTGCGCCTATTGCTGTGCCTGCTCCCCTTCGTGCGCCTGAATTAGATGTTGATTTTCCAGACTTTGATTATCAAGCATATCTGTTTGATATAGAAGACAGTGATGGATATGTTTATGCGCAAGCAACCACTGGATCAGTGCCAGACACTTCAGTCCCGACTTGCTCTATTCCATGCTCAACTATTACTATCACCCTGTCAACATCAGGCTGCTGTCTGTATGGATCAGGATTTTCTTTTACGGCAATTGGTGCTGGAACAGTGTCACTGTCAGGATGCAGCGATGCTTGCGGCGCTCCCTTCGGTTGCTCCATAAACGGAGGAGGAACCAGCGTATCTGTGGGAGATTGTGGTGGCGTAGGAGTGTCTATTACACCGCCATCTGCGCATTGCTGCTCATGCTGTTTGGTGAGCAGCACTGGAAGTCTATTAGGTGAGTGCAGTGGCTCGGCTTCATTTGCTGCGTTCAAGCAACGCTCAGTGAGAACTGGCGTCCAGAAAACCTACATCAGCAAACAGAAGCTATTAGAAAGAATCACCAAGACTCGCAAAATTCGCCGTTAAAGCAAAGCGAACACCTTGGCAGATTCAAACACTTCCTTAGCTGCGTCTACCTTCATGGATTTACCCGTACTGTTGACAATCTTCTTGAAGTTCTCAAAGTCCATATCAGCAACCGATTCAACAGTCTTAAATCCAGCTTCATAGAGCTTCGTAGCTCGTGCTTTGCCAATGTTTGCCAAACGACAAAGATCAACTAAGTGAACTGGAACCCCATTGGTAATACGCCCCTCAAGAATCTTGAAGTAACTTTCACGTTGCCAATTGCCGCCAAATGTATCGAGCGACTGAAGAACCTGTGACAGCCGATTGAAATCGAACTGAAGATTCCTTTGCGTTGTGGCACAGGCTTGGCTGTTCACGCCATTTAACAAATTGAAGTAGCAAAAACTAGCCTTCAAAGAGGCATCATTGAAGAACTTCCCTGGCATCAAGGTCCGCACCTTTGCGGCATAAAGACTCATCTCTTCTTTCTCAATACGAGAAACTATATTCATTCTCTGACCATCAATATTTCCCAGAGCCGTTGACACGAAGTAATCGTCGTCCTCTTTATTGTCTTGGAATAAATTCTTGAAGTTAAAATACAAGTCCGAGACATCAAATGGACTGAAGTAAAACATGCTGGAAACTTTCCCAATAGGTCGGCAAATCCATTTTTCATCCGTCTCACCTTCAACAGCATCTTCTTTCCAAACCGCACTGCATTTCCGCAGTAAGTCTAAAGTCTGGTCTACAACAGTTTCATCCAGAGCCTTGTTTTGGAAATAAGCCAACGACCGCTTATACCAAGCATGAACATCATCGGTTGTTGACACAGTGCCGTGATGAATTTCACTAACAAGATGGAAAGCTAACACCTTGTATTTGTCACCAACTTTTTCTAAAAGCTGGGATTCAATACGATTCGGCTTGCTGAATTTCTGACGATATTTTGCCTCTTCACTTTCAGGAACGAGGATGTACGCATCACCCATCGGATCAATTCCCAGCCGACCAGATCGACCGACCATCTGAAGAATATCGTGAGTTTCAACCTCGCCAATTCCTCGATTGACGCCCAAAATAATCACACGTCGAGCAGGAAGGTTTAAGCCCCATGCCAAAGTCGATGTAGCCACAATGACCCGTAGCTTAGGATCAGTTTTGAAACGATCTTCCACCTTAGCACGCTCATCAGCTTGCAAATCAGCATTGTGAAATTGAGCTTCAATGCCCAATGATCGCAAATTTTGCTTCATCAATTCGCCAGTACGCTTTGTATGGGCGAAGACAAGGAACTTGTCGTCTGGATACCATTCAATAATTTCAAGGGCTTTATTGACCTTCTCTTCTTCGACTTGATCGTATCTGCCTACGTCGTAATAAGACTCATAGTGAAGAGTCAAAGGCACTGGTCGATACTTGGACCGCAACATGAAAGTTTCACGCTTGGTCAAAGAATAACTAATCCAGTCGGCAATCTCTTCTACATTAGGCATCGTTGCTGAAAGCAACACGAGACGAGCCTTGGGATTGATCTCTGTGAACTTCATGAGTCCAACTTCCAGGTGATCTCCACGACCTGGAACAGTCAACAAGTGACTATTATGGACAAGAACTCCATCTGCAAAAAAATTGCAATCTTCAAAACAATCAGATTCAACTTCTAAGTCGCAACACCAAGATTCCTCTGAATCCATGTCTCCGTCCGGCTGTACATCCTGTCCCAATTCAACCGACACTCCTTGGCCCCACAAAGCATGACCTTCCTGACTTGATGAAGACTGCGGCGATCTGCGATGAATTTCTGACCACACATCGAACAAAATATCTGCTCCATTTTTGGCAGCACCTTGTAATTCATGTCTGAAATTATTTCGTGACGAACCAGTTCTTGAAAACGATCCCGACCCTTCGCTGGAAATCTGAGTTGCCAATATTGTTTTGTCGGATAGGCTTCGCAAGCCACCGACCATTTCGTTTCCAACCAATGCGCTAACAATTCCACTTCTGATTTGGGAAAGCCCTCGGTGTGAATTGCCATCATACTTGGACCCTGGCTTCCGTCGTCCATGTACCACACCGCCAATGCCACCGGATCGGTGATCTCGTCCAACCACTGAGAATTTACTATTTTCTTCCCTCGTGGATAACACATCGAATGTATTGCCAACAACATTTTGCTTGACAATGTGTTGAATCTGCACACTTCCTTTCCGTACCCTTGGTTCGGTTTGATTTGTGGAGGGGTGCCAACCAATCGCTTCAACTCGTTGTACTTCCATTCGACTAAAGCCTTTTGAGCCGAACACTGTTGAACCCTCAATCTTGCTGACTTTCCGTGCGGAAGTCGAGCTATCGAACCGTCTCCCAGTAAAGTTCCCAATATTACTTGTTTTTCTCTCTTCGTTAATTCCTCGTACATAAATAACATCTCCCTCTTGAATGTCTTTAGAGGGAATATAACCACGATTTTCACACCACACCAAATGATTTGATGTCGCAGAAATATGCCCACCGTCATAATATATGGTGTGCCATCTTCTTTTTAACAACTTTTTCTGACGAGCAACTATTTTTTTGAATACAATTTGTTTGGTTGAGTGATTCATGGATGCAACTTTAACATCCAGATTTTTGTCAATGATGTCTCCAATAGAAATTGGACCTTGATCTGTTTCAATTATTGCATTTGGAGACAAACATTCATCAATAATTAACGTGCCAACATCAAGAAGCCAATTATTTTGTTCGGCCTTATGATTGCGACTGCGGTGATTTAACATTTCCGAAGTCATGATGATGAGATTGGCATCATTCAATTCTTTGGCACGCTCTTTTGTGAGCCTATAATCACCTGTGCAGATAGAAATTTTCTGGTCGGCGAAGTGATAATTCTCGTTTTTCCAATCGGTGATTTTCTCACGAGCCAATGCACGCAAAGGAGCAAGGAACATGCCCTTGCCACCACGTTTACGAATTTCTTGCGCAAGAAACATTTCAGCTACGACTGTCTTGCCTGCTGAAGTCATAGCGGCGATAAGACCGTTTACATCCTTGTCATAAAAATCCATAATCCGACTTTGAACCGGATTGAACGTCTCAAACTTCCATTTGGCGTAAGGATAATCAGATGTAGCTACAACAACAGGCTGATCCTCAGCTTTGATTACTACAGGCACTTTTTTCTCCTTGCGATTACTTTTGGTTGTACTTGTTTTCTTCTGCGTCATCGGCCTCCAGCATAACTATCTCGTCGGGAAAAACAATAGACATTCGGTTCTGTTCAAACCTCTCAAACAAATGAACTGCCAAGTTGTATGCAAACTCACGCAAAACACTATGCGGCTTGCTGACCCTTGGGTAATCAATTACAGCGATTTCCCATCCCTCTTCATCGTACTTTTCCCAAACAAATGTTGTGGGGGTTATACGAACGGGATTGGACGCCTCAATTCCATTGTTTGATTGGAAATATCCAATGGCTTCTCTAAGCTCGGCAAAAGAAAATTGAGGCCCGTTATACTTGACACGATTGCCAATGTATATACGAGCCTCAAAGTGGGCATTCTTCTTGATGTGAAATTTCATTTCTCAACTACAACGATTAGGCCACTCCACCAAAAATCGAACCACTCTCTCGATCCTTCCCAAGTATCATCCGGTTGGTTGGAGTCATAAAACCGAATGATCTTATCATCGTAATGAGTCAAAACAATGCCGTGGCCAAGTTGACCTCTAGCGCCTGCCTTGAGTCCCACCAAGCATCCATGCGAGTTCGCATACTTTAACAGAGAGCGGTCGGCATTACCAGTGGTATTCATCCAAAACTTCACCTTGAGATCAGTGAGCTTTTTGCGAATAGCGTGATCGTAGCCGTAATTTTTCGGCTCAACTTGTCGAAATGAAACGCCGGAACCTTGAACGATAATGATCGTATCGTCCTCTCTGGTCCTGGCGTCCAGCAGTCCATCTAAGCTGGAAATTTTGTGGACTTTTCCCAAAGTTTCAAGACTTGCCCAGCAACAATATCCTGGTGGAATATTTGCAACTCGACAATCTTTGGGAATATCAGCGGCAATGACCGCTATTGCCGAAATCAACAATATCGTAATTGCCATAAACAATTTTTTCATGAAACACCTAAAGTGTGCATCACGAATCTGATGTATTCCGCATACAACCGAAGATACGCTTCAGCGTACTTATCCGGTAGACCGAATAGCACCCACGGAATAACCAATGGATACAACGGGACTCCAAATAGGAACCCTAACCAGAATCGAGATTTTTTTGGGGGAATTTGTTCGCAGTATTTGAGCCGAGGCTCAGGCTGCGTGGCCGTTGCAACGTCGATCATATTCTTTCACCGTTGATGCTTTCACAAGGTCGATCATATCGTAAAGATCGTTACTGGTTTCTGCCGATGCAAGCCATCGGTCAATCTCTCGCACATTGCTCAAGAAATCAAGAACTTCTGCCACATCGCCACCCAATCTTTGGTTCAACCGTCCGGTAAGGAACTTGAGGTTGTCGTCCGAAAGACGCTGGCAATACTCTTTTAAATAAAAATCTGGCTTTTTCACGGGAAACTCCAAACATGGAATTGGTAAGTGTGCTGAAGAACATCTTCAGAGAAGACAAACTGGAAGAACTCCTGGTCGCAAACTGGACACACTTCTTGGATAGTTCAAGGCTGTTGGCCTTCGTATTACAGACCGTAAAGGCAAATATCAACCGCCTTGCAATTATATCATCGAGCGAAATAAAACCCAAAGGCGTATCAATTACGCTCTCCCGATGTTACTGGACTCCCACAGGTTTTACCCTGTGGGTTGAGTTCAATGTTCCTATGGCCACGAATAAAATGGCCGAAGGAACTATGGAGCTTCACCTATCCAACAATGGAAGTATAACGCACATCAATACGCTGGGCAATCTCCATTGTGTTTAAGGCGAAATATTTTTTGATTATCTTAAACAACATCTAGCCGACGAACTTGCTCTCCGTCTTGGTCAACGAATTTATCTTCAAATACCAAGATATTTTCTTTGTCTGTGAAACGAAGGCCCATATTGTATGAGTCGATACTGGTGGCTCGTCCACCTTGGGATGCAATAACCCAGCAATAATCATCCTGAATTGTCAATTTACCGTCCTGGTTTTCCTGGGTAAGTCCGATTTCGAGTGTTACGCCGTCCGGGAGAACAAGCTCGATCTGACCGTGCTTGAGAAGATGCTCGACAATAAGCGACTGAATTTTGTTCTTTGTCATATGTGGACCCTCGTTTGAAAGGTGATTGCGTCGAATAGACCAACGCTACGAAGGTATATATTCCCATGACGAAAGGAATATCCAACGCTTTACAAGAACATCAAAATATGGTATACTCTGGGAGAAAACATGGTCGCACAACTTAAATTCCGGGGGTTTTTAGAAACCGTGGAAGAAAAATTTCACAGCATCAAGGCAGATATTCCGCTTCCCGCAGCGGTGTATACCCTCAGCGAGCTTTTTGCCCGCCAGGGAGCCTCGTTGTTTGCCGTAGGTGGGGTAATTCGGGATTTTCTATATTCCCAACACCACGGCGGGAAATTTTCTCCAAAAGACGTAGACCTTGCAACCGAAGCGCCGCCCGACAAGGTGATGGCGATCTTGAGCAGTCCGGCTGCTCAATCACAAGGCATCAAAACCTTTCCAAAAGGCGAAGCATTCGGTGTCATTTCCGCTGTTGTCGATGGAGAGGAATACGAGATCGCAACATTCCGGGAAGATGGACAATACACCGATGGGAGGCGTCCTGACTCTGTGAGCTTCAGCACTCCAGCCAAAGATGCTCAACGTCGTGACCTAACTTACAACGCTTTGTTCTATGACATTCACAAGAAGGAAGTCAGAGACTACAACCTAAACGATGAAGGAGAAGGACAAGGGCTGCACGACATTAAGAATCTTGTTGCCCGTCCTGTTGGAAACGCTCGTGATCGCTTCCGAGAAGACAAGCTGAGAATCCCCCGACTTGTTCGGTTCTTCTCACGCTTCAATCCTGGATACATCATGCAACATCTGGATAAAGAAACCCTATCGGCCATTGAAGAATTCAAAGACTTAGCTGGAGTTTCACCAGAACGTATCGCCGCCGAATTCACTGGCGGTCTTCAGAAGGCGGCTAGTCCAGTCAACTACCTGAAGAATTACGAAGCCACCGGATTGCTGCCCGCAGTATTTCCAGGACTTCAAGTCGATATGCACGATGTAGATCGCATTGGAAACGTCAAGAACATCAAAGCTGTGCTTGCTTGGCTATTGAAGCAAGACGACCCTAAAGCCGTCCGAATTCAACTCAATCGCCTCAAGTACGCCAATGATGTTTCTGACGCTACTTCTTTCCTTGTCAGGTTGTACCGATTTGACGTGGCTCAGGTAGCACAGCTATTGAAACATCGAGACTTGTACAAGCAATTGGAGAATCCAGAACTTCAGGCGGCAGGACAAAAAGTTCTAACGACAGACGTGTTGGATTTCGCTAGAATTTCTGGCAAGGAAGCAGAGCTTCAACGATTCTTGAACTACCAACCAACTGTGAAGTCGCAAGACTTCATGCACCTGAAAGGAAAAGCCATCAGTGACGCCATGAGTGGGGCTGAAGCTGATGCTTATCGGAGGTCTAGTGATGAAGTTGTGGCTGGACGATGAACGTGATCCTCGTGACCCAAAAATTCAAAGCCTTTTTGGGTCCGAGGGTGACGAAACGTGGGTAAAAACCGCTGATGTGGCAATTTACCATCTGAAGCAGGGTCGAGTTACGTTTATCTCTCTGGATCATGATCTTGGACCGCCAAGCGCTGGCACAGGCATGGATGTTGCCAATTGGATTGAAGAACAAGCGTTTCATGGAACGCTGCCACGACTGACTTGGGCAGTGCATTCTAAGAATCCTGTGGGCGCAAAAAACATGATGAGATCGTTGTCAAAAGCCGAAGAGTTTTGGGATGCTGCTACACAAGAGTAACGGAACACTTCGATACAGTCATGCAGGCGATGTTGGATTCAAGCTCATCCTTGAGGTTGATCCTGGCATCGCCTCTTTTTGTCGTGAGATGATCCCAAAGTACATCATTCTCAATCCCCAACGATATGCTCCGCACATCTCTGTTGTGCGTTACGAGCATTCAATCAAGATGGAACATTGGGGCAAATACGAGGGTGAACAGGTCGAGTTTGAATACAACAATTACATCCATAATGGTCGGGTGTATTGGTGGATCAACGCCTTCAGCACTCGCCTGGAAGAAATCAGAGTTGAACTAGGTCTGCCAGTGTCAAGCGAATATACGAGGCCCCCGAATTCCTACCAAAAAGTATTCCACATTACTTTGGGAAACACCAAAACCATTTAAGACAAGATGATTCTCTTGGTCCACGATTTGAAGTCCCTATCCATGAGAGTGACCACTTCATCTAAGTCAGTGGCTCTATCCAATTTAGACTCGCAGACCGACTTGACGTTTAACGCTGTAGTTAATTCATCCACGTCACGAATGACAGTCATATCTAAATCAGAAATTAAACATTCTGGAACGAAATATTTTTGATGTGTGAGTGGACTCCAAGGGACAATGATGCGGGAACCTCTGACTGCCATATCAACCAATGTGTGATTGTAACTTCCCGCATGAGTTGAGATGAAAGTTTCAAACTTAGCTGTTGAATCCAAATATTCTTGAGCATCCTTCATGGGAATTGTTTTAATGAAGCTAGGTCGAACCACGTCGCCACGCTCCAGTTGATATATTTGACCGTAGCGATCTTGATGCTTCAAGAAAAAATCCCACAACCTTTCATTCCAATCCCAACCCGGATGTTTGTAGTCTCTAAATTGCTGGTAGTCATGATCTAAAAGAATTGACCCTGGCTCTTTTGGTAAAAAACTATCACCATAGTATTTCTTGACCAATGGAATCTTAATGAAGGTTCCTGGAGCCTTATTCTTAGTCTTAAAATATCGGTCGTAATAGTAGTAATGATCGAAGCCTGGAGCTTCGATCCCTTGCTCCATGAAGTAAACAACCTTCTTGGCATTTTTCTTGAAGTGAGGGATGTTTGCCACTGGCGGAAAACCAGTGTAAGAATGAACTAAAACAACATCTACTTCTGGACAAGTCGTCTCAGTAAAATGCTGAGTGAAAAACTGCACATGGGGCAATTTAGAAAATCTATCGGACAATTCTTTACTAAAAAATTCGCAACTCGTGTATGTTCGCCAAGGGGTGAAACAACCGATCAGCAATAGTTTATACATTTAGTAAAAGTTCACCTGACTAGGTTGCATATACAAATAATCCAAGCCTTCAAATTCACACTCCTCAGTTTCCATTTCAAATGGAGTAGGAATCGGACGACCTCGACGATCAACACATGCAGACCAAATATATATTTTTCGATTGTCCTTGAATATCTCCACCAACGATAAATGATGCGGACCCAAAAACCTCTTCGCCAAATTGCAGATCAAGTTGAAGGGTAAAAAGGGACTGCTCTTGCCGTAAATCTGGAGAGTTTCCATTAGATGTTTATCGTAATCAGCTTTTTGATAGTGAAGCATGATGGGATAACCGTCAATAATGGCTTCTCGTTGTTTGAAAATGGCCAAATCATCCTCCATTGTGGGCGGCGGTGCTTTCGGGAAGTTATATGGAATTAACATATCGCCCAAGGCCCTCATGCCTTCGATAATATCTTCGAGTTTTGATTCCTTGTAGAACATATAGCAAACCTTCGTTCAGGGAATTCCCTGCCTTATATATTCGCTAAATACGAAAGTTCTCACTGTATATCTCATCTTCCGAAACAGCCGATTCTTGTGGAGCAAAAAGAGCATACAATTGGTCAATTTGACCATGAGATACTCTGCGACCTTTATCGCTCATCACTCCCCTCAACCCCGTGTTTTTTGATTGAGAATGTAATCTGGAAACAAACCAGGATCGAACTTGTCGCAAACCTGGAGATATTTCATATTGACCGGGTGTGAATCCCAGAAAATCAAACACATCAAAAGGATCGAGCCAACAATAGCCTGACCATTTATTGCCCATCTCAAATGGGGCTGGCAACCCTCGTGACGCAGCCCGCTCAACAAAGTGCAAAACCATCCTGATCCAATTCTTTGCCATCCACGGGTCCAAACAACACGCATTGTCCATGATGCGGAATTCAATGGTCTTTCTCTTTTTGTTCTGATAGTGGAAAGTGTTGATGGTGTAATACTTGCAATGCCCCACCTTTTTCAGCAAAAGTTCGGCAGGCATCAGACCATCTTCAATATCATCAAATATATCCATTTCACCAAGGAACTGGCAATATTGATTTTTCTTTCTGCGGGCAGGAACCGAGTCTAAAAAAACGGGTTCGCATTTGATCCACCAGGAAATGACACTGGCCAACTGAGGTTCTGTTAGGTCCGAAACATCAACGTGGATATGAAATGAACAACGGGTATCTGATACTATTTTTAGGTCTTTGCTAAAGCCATCAATGACCTTGCAAGTACGCACCACCCCATTCCATCCCTTCATTACGGGCGTACAGACCTCTATACCACAACTTCCATCTGGCTTAACTATCCACACATCATTATGGTGGTCGTTACCCCACTTGCGGATTAAAACCTTCTCTTCAGAGAGCTTCTGAACAAGGTTTCCTATGTATTGAATGCCTTCTGGCAGAATACCGTCCTCGTGACCAATGGGTCGGTTGCGGCCATCGAAAGAGTTAATCTCAATCTCGACGCCGAACCTGCGAAAGTAGTTCAAATTCAATGTTTCTTTGGGTGAGTTCATGCGCTTTATCCTCAATTATACGATAATTATATTATCCAAACACCAGGATTGCTGAGTCGGAGATATAATTTAACTACAAGGAGTTTTTTATGAAGTGCCTACTCATCGAAACGAAGGACAAACGAAAGTTCCTCACCCACGAAAAGAATTTCATTCAACTCATTGAGTTTTCCAAAGCATTCAGTGCCGAAATCTCAATAGTCAAATTGGAAGAAGGCTCTGTTTTAGAGCTTGAAGAACTTGCCCCGGCGATCTGCGATCCGGGCTACAAAAAATCAAACGTACAATACGAAATAATCGAAACGAAAATGTCCACAGAAGGACGATCTCGTGCTGAAATACTGCGTGTTGCCGACAAGGTAAAGAAGTACGTTAATGAGCAATTCCAAAATCGGAACACCGTGTCGCTCAAAGAATTGAAAAAGAAATTCAAACGATATAAATTGACCGACGCTGCACTCTGTAATCATGTGCGTCGTGTGAAATCTGAACTCGAAAAAGAAGGGTTCAAATTCTTGAAATTAGGCGCAGGACAATATAAGGTAAATTAAATGTACGATATCGAAATGCTCGTTCCTGCTGAAAGCGAATTGGTTCAACGATTTGTGGATTTCAAGAAATGGGGAATCAGAAATATTGGCAATTACAAAGTCAAACTCGTTTTGGCTGCTGCCCATAATAATGACGTAAAAGTGTTTGAAGGTGGTTGGCCAGATGGAGTCGATGTAGAAATTGTCCTCACACCTTACAAACACGTCGCCCAAAGAATCCACCATTACTACGACGCAATAGCAAAGCCTGATACAGCTAAATGGTACTATCGGGTCGATGAAGACAGCATGAATGACATTAGTGGACTAATGAAAAACCTTGAGTTGTTCTTTGACCACGAAAGAGAATATCATCTTACTGGCGAATTAAATTGGGATGTCCAACCTGTCGAAAGACATATGCTGGAAAAATTAGGGTTTAATCATTGGTATCGTTTTCCTGAAGACACACCGCCACACGAATACGAGATGTCCGTGACAAGCAATGCGGCAATGAAACGAATTCTAAACAATGAAAAAGCTAAACAGTATTTCAAATTAAGAAAACAAATACCTGAAGGATATGGGGATCACGGATTGTGCTTCTGCGCTCGCATGGAAAAAATCCATCCAACAACTGTCAAGTTTCTTACTGTGCGTCCAGAGCTTACTAAATTTTCAGAACTTCACGGACACTTCAATCACATCCATTGGGTCGCTAGAGATAAAAACCCTTGCGTAATGAACTGGCTGGAGTCTATGACTCCAGAACAAGAATCAACTTACAAAGATATGTCTCTAATTTGGTCTTGTCCAGACCATAAAAAGTGGATAACTCTTAGTCCAAATAATATCATTGAAGAAATATTCATTCACAACAATCATAAAAAGTCAATCGGCCTATGGTCTGCGACCAGTGATGGCAAATTGACTTTTTATTTGGAAGACATGGCGCAAAATTATCCACTGATAGTTTTTGAAGCTACCAGTGGATCAAATGATGTCACAATCTACAATCACCGACATCACCAGCTTAAAACCGGCCCGTTTACGGCGGCCCTTATCGAATCTTAACCTTCCAGTTCCCCATCAATATCCTCGTCGTCATCATCGCTCAATACATCGTTCAATTCAATGTCGGCGTTGTCTTCAGGTCGGAAATTGATAGACTCTTGAAATGGCTCCAGGTAATCCTTGATCTGTTCCGCTGAAATGGCGTCGATCAAACCTGGACATTGCATCAAGATTTCAGCAGGAAGGTCATTGCGTTCCAGGCTGGCCTTAAACTTGATTTCAGACCCACCGGCCCAAGGCTCTTTGACTACAAAGTTTCCAGCGCCTTTGATCTCAATTCGTTCTGCATCCAGCAAACAACTTAGCAGACCGCTGAGGGGGTTGATGCCTGTGTCGAACAACAACTGAATGTTCTCCGACTCGACAAAGGGCCGGTGAGTCTTGTTCTTGACATTCTTCAGCTTCACATTGATGCCGAGAATCTTTTTCTTCTTGGCTGTGATCTTCTTTTCGATCTTCATCTGCGTCTTCGTTTCAAGACGACAGGAAGCATAGAAAGGAAGTGCGTTGCCGCCTCCAGCCGTGGTTAACGCCTGCTGTCCCATAGGGGCATAGCCGCCGATCTTGGCACGAGTCTGGTTCAGGATGACAACCGTAGCGTTGTTCTTCTCCATCACGGTGTTCAGTTTGCGGAACTCACGAGAACAAATCTTAGCACGTTCGCCCGGCTGTTCATGCCCACCAACAATTCGCTTGAAGTCAGCAGCAGTATACTCTTCTGGCAATGCCACTTCCCTCAACTCACGCTCAGAGGGCGACACACCAATTGAATCGTAAACAATCACGATGGGAACTTCCATCGGAATCTTTTCACGAGCCTTCTCAATCACCTTGTACATTTTGGTGAAAACCTGTTCTAACGATTGTGGAGTATGACGCACAATACGCTTGAGGTTACAGTGAGAGGCTTGTTGAATGAACTCTTTATTTGCAGAGTTCTCACAGTCCATCAAAACCGCAATGCCCTTCGCTCGTTGTGTGCCAAACAATATGTTCGCACCAAGCAATGACTTGGAAGATGAATTGGGACCGTAAATTTCTGTCAGTGTGCCACCAGGGATGCCTCCTGTAATGAACTGACCAGAACAAATATAATTGATAGCGAGTGAGCCGGTATCGACAAAATATTTCACACTGTCGATTGTATCGAGAACATCACCGCCTGTTTCTTCGGCTAGTGTCTCGAAAAAATCATCGTCAACACCACCACCGCTCGCAGCAGCTTTCTTCTTTGCCATTTGAACCTCTGTGCCAGTGGAAGGCACTATTCTTAAAATTGAAAACTCAAGAAAAAACCATCCAGGGTTTTTACGCCCTGGATGGTCCAGTGGAACGGAAGGTTACATACCTTCGAGTTCTTTCATGAAATCGTCGTCAGCGAGAATTTCTTCTCCACCCTTGCTTTCAGAAGCGGCGGGGCTGCTGCTAACGGTCAATTCTTCACGAACAGACTCCGATGCGGTCGAAGGGGCAGATGCCGTGTGACCAGCGTTACGGAACTCGTTCAAGTCGTCGTCTTGAGACTCGCCCTCTTTAACCATGCCCAAGTGGACACGGAGAGCGTGCTTCAATTCGTCTTCACTCTTCAACGCCCGAAGTGCGTGAACGTCATGAAGGTTTTCAATCCAAGTTGACAATTCATCCAGCGAACCAGCGGGAGCCACGTCTTCAAACTTCGAGTTATCGTAGTTTGGATATTCAGCACCGCCACCACCCTTGACGACCTTTTTCACAACTCGGAAGTCACGACCAGTCATCGGATGAGTGATGTCACCAAGACCTGCTTCGCCAGCGGTCTTATCGCCAACAATAGCCCGCATGATCTTGGCGTGAACTGTCTTACCGCAAGAGTAAATCTTGGGTCCGACATTCTTCTTGACTTCACCAGTCTTGAAGTCTTTATCAGAACGAACGATCACGTTGTAGTAGTATCGTTCGACCGGCTTGATGGCCCGTGCCTGATTCTGCAAGTCTTCTTGAGCCTTGCCGCTCAGGTTCTCGGACTTCTGCCAGAGATCACTGTAATACTTACAGATGATGCACTCGCCCTGCCAACGATCACCCTTGTCCGTTTTCACAAGAACCTTCGGGCAGTGATAGGTTCTCTTCTTCTTGGTGGTAGGGTTAGAAAGCGTGTGAACACGGGTTGCACAATAATGCTTACCGCCACCCTTTTTACGGGGCAGAATACGCATGATCGTATATCCGTCACGCTCTGGAAGACGCACGAACTTTTCGAGGAAGTCATCGCCGCCGAAAGCGCCCGGCTCGGCATTGACCCGCTCGTACTCGTGTTGCATCTCCGATAAATCAAGTCCTTCAAATTCAGTTGCCACAGTTAGCTCCTTAGTCGTTTTGATAGTTGTGAACGTCTTGGAAAGTTACAGTTAACAGTCTTCGTCGTTCGTTGAGTGATGTTGTAAGCTATATCGGCGGAAGACTCAATAGCTTTAGTTTTTTTTTTATGTTTGCTGAAAAGATTTCTAAATAATCGGCTCTACAACAATTTCTTCTTCAATATTTTGATGTGCAGCAGATTCTTCTAATGTAGTATGCTGTGCAGCATAGTCTTCCTCCGCTTGAGCCAATGCTTCGGCCTTGCCAGTCATGTGCAAAGCCTTCTGGTGCAATGCGTCCATTTTTTCACGCATTGTCTTATGCCCTTCGGATTCGAGCTTGTCATTCATCGCAGCACGAGTAGCTTGTTCAGCCTCGTATTCCTGCTCAAGCGCCTCCAATATCTGAAGATTTTGTTTCAGCTTGTCTGAAACGGCTTTAGCATGAGCGGCTTCTCGCTGGGCAAGCAATGCTGGATCGCTGATAACAGGCATCAGTTTGCCGTGCATAATTGTTTGAGCTTCTTCAAACTTACGCTGTTCTTCTTTTTCGACCTTACGTTCTTTGCGCAAGACTTCACGTCGATACATGACCCGTACCTTGGCAATTCGTTCACGATTCTTCTTCTTCTTTTCTTTTTGCTTTTGATTAGCCATATTTTCCTCCGAGGTATTTGAAGTATACGAGGATAATGGAGTTCGATAAATAGAAAAAGCCCGGATTGCTCCGGGCTTTTATTTTTGTTTATCGGCGTCTGATTTCTGGCATATTGGGTTCTTGGTTTGCACCACCCCAATATAATTTGCCGCCTTCTCGCTCTTGTTGGTTTTGAGAGAAACCAAGCTCTCTATCGGCCAACAACTGGACGTTTCCGGGGACAAAATATTTGTCGGAAACCAGTTGTTCCCGTCCGGTATCGTCGATCATCACAAACACTTCCCCACCAACGCCTTCTCGCTTCTCGAACACTGGATATTTTTTTTCGGGAGTGAATCGGAGGTTCTTCTGCTTCACTTCCGCCATCTGAGGAAGCTCCGGCGAGAATACCATCCAGTCTATGGGGCGACGAGGTTGCCCCTGTTCGTGCGGCATCACTCCCCTAGAGGGGTTTGCTGCCTGCCCCTGAATATTCATATGCTGACCATTATTGGCAAGCTGTACATATTGATGAGGCAATTGAACTGGCGGTGGTGCTTGGATCATGTCCTGAACAATGATGGTAGATGCGTCTTCACCGCCACCATCAAAATTGAACTTCTTGTTTTTCAAGATGATCCCGCCTTTGGCCTCTTTGAAGCTCACTGGCTTCTTAGACAACTCAAAGACTTCCACATCGACAATCCAAACGTCACGTCGAGCAAGCTGGGCCATAACAGCACCAGCCAACTTCTCTAATGAAACATCCTCGAATGGATCGCCGACTTTCTTCTTGAAGGACTTGGTTTCCTCCTTGTTGTAATCGCCTTCGATTCGTTCGTGATATTTGTAATTTACTTCATATCCCATGTTGTTCCTCGCTTTCGGCCTCTTCCGATTTCTCTAAGGGAGTGGCTTCTGGCAAGTTCTCAATCTTTATCGTGCCATAAAAGCCAGGATTGGTGAGCCGCTTCCCGTAGCGGGCCAAAACGTGTCCAGCTTGTTCTTGTTCGTCGGTCTTCCACGAAGGAATCGGCTTCACTGGCAAGAACGGGGCAAACACATATCCCGAAAAATAATGATTTCGATGATCTTTAAGCCCCAACAGTATATTCCCCGCTGGTGCTGTAGAGTCCTCGAACAATTGCCACTTTTTATTCAACACCCCGATCTTGTTGACGCCTTCTCTTTGGGCAATGATATTTACGATGTTGCCCCACTGATTTGTAGCTGGTTCGATATATTCTCCCAACAGCTTCACAATCGTTGGACTCGTAACAACCCAGGTTGCCTCTTTGTTGTAACATTTGGCAGCAATATATGCACTCATTCCTTCAACCATGGATAAAAGATGAGATTCGTCCTTGTATTCAACAACAGCCGACTTGCCAGCGTTTATGGATAAATCTCGAATAATCTCTCGACTGAAATCAGCACAAATAGCCTCAGAAAATACTGAGGTCGCTTCGGCTTCTGCGTCCAGTCCCGTGTGATATTGTTGTCCTCTAAATTCAGCGTATTTAGCACCGTCTTCAGTCTGCTTCCAAATCGGATGATCCCACTGAACTGATAACCGGCGAGTGTTGGCATCTGTCATTCCAGACATTGTGCGACCATCAAAGCCAATCAAGTAAGTATTCTCTTGACCACTTTTCATGGCCTGCACAGACACTATGTGGTGTCCAATGAAATTCTCACCAAATACACGCCTCATTACAGGGATACTAACCCTTTTCCATTGAGAAGCCCAATGTTCCATTGGAATATCGGTTTCTGCTCCCTCTGGAATCAGGGTTGCCCCATTTCCCGGCCACTGTTCATTAAACAGCCTCTGGTTTTCCAGCAAGGTCGCCACATTGCGACCAATATGTGGATCGCCAATGCCTCCCAACAGGCCCGTATTGGCCCATTTGCTTGTATTTTCAGAAACCGACTTGATATACGGCTCACTGAAATTCAGGGAACGAAGACTTTCGATGTCCTTATTCAAATATTCTCTTAACTCATCCTTATTCATTTTCATTTAATCACCTTTCATTTTTGAAGTAAGCCAGTCCCATACCTTGTTTCAAAAACCACTGGCTTTCGATTCTTACTTTCGCAGAAAGCAAAAAAGGCGTCCTTGGCTGGGATGTGTCGGTCAATATATTCGGCAACTATAAAACCGTTTTCGCTGACTTGTGGCCAGACGGCATCCAAATATTCCAAATGTTTGTCGTAGACTGTCTCATCATTAAGTATGACTAAATCCCACGGATTTGGTGAAAATATGTCGATAAATTCCTGATCGTAAAGTCTTCCGATGTAAAATTTTGCTTCACCTTTGAATCTGAGGTTGATATTTGCTTTGCCAATTCGTGTAGGCGTGAAATCTGGACTATTTTCTTTGTAGCCAAAAAATGTCTTGGCTGATTTACAAGATGTAAGGAAACTGGCACTCAACAAGCCGAGACTGAAGCCTATTTCCATTACAGATAGAGGCTCGATATGCTTGCCAAGGTGATAATAGAACGGTGCATATCGGTGATCGAGATACGGAGCCGTCTTGCGTGAATCTTCATCAATCAGTCGCAAACGATCCAATATAGTTCGACCGCTAATCATGCCAGCATCTAATTCGGAGTTCATAATGGCAGCAAGCCACTGAAGATCGGTCTTTTTCATACTCTAGTAGAGTGATGTCTAACCTGCATATTTACGCTGAATCTGGAGCGATTGGTGACACAGCCTTGAATTTGTGTCGTCAACACATTGCTTTGTCCATTGGAGGACATGATAAAGCAATCATTCACACTACGCCCTTTTTGATTGCAAATGGGATTAACATCCCCAGCAGTCCAATTGTCCATGAGATATGGCGCAGAACCAACTTCATCAAAGAAGTGGCAATGGATGTGGAACATGGAAATGAAAATACTTTCAAATTCAGCAATAAATACAATGTGCCGATAGAACATCCAATGACGGGCCGAGACTACAACGATATTCGTGAATGGGTAGACCTAAGCGATCTGATTCCAAACGTCCCTGGAGACAAGATAGCACTGTTCCAACCAATCAGTTTGAGAATGAAGCCGAAGGATCACCTAGACGACTATATTCCAGTATGGGATAGATGCCTCAAAACGCTGATTAACAAAGGCTACAAAATCATAATGGTTGGTGCCGAAGATGATCCTATTCATCTCTGCGTCAAAGATAAATACATACCTTACATTGAAAACCATTGTGGCAAGTGGTCCATACTTGAATCAATAGCTTTTACAATATACAGAGCAAATGTGGTTGTCTCCTGTGATAGTTGGGCAGGATTATGGGGCATTGCCGCAAGAAAGAAAACTGCAATAGCATGGGGCTATCGCATGGAAAACGACATCGACTTTTGGGTTACAAACTTTTTGGGGAATCGTGATTGCTACAAGTATGGCTGGTCATCCCAAAAAGAATATTGTGATGCACTACTTGCTAGTTATTTAGGATCACTATGAAACACGACTTCTTAATTGTCGGGGCTGGATTCTTTGGGTCTACATTTGCTCGTAGAGCTACTGACCTGGGGAAGACATGCCTTGTCATTGACCGACTGCCGCATATCGCAGGAGCCGCATTCGACAAAAAATGGGACAATGGAATCATCGTTTCCGAATATGGTGCGCACATTCTTCACACCCAAAGCGATGCAGTTTGGTCATTCCTCAGTCAGTTCTCTGAAATAGAAAACTTCGTGAACAA